AAATTCATCGTAGATGATATTGAAACTAACATGTCACATGTAAACTTCAAGGAAATTGCATCTTCAAGTGCAGCTTATGCTCTTAAAGATTCATACGATGCTGCTGTGTTAGCATCTATGTTCGCAGGTATTTCAGCTTCAAGCCCAGACCATATTATTGGTTCTGATAGTGCTACAGCAGATGCAACATTGTCACATGCAACCAATTCAGTCGACCTATTAGGTTCTGACGGAACTGGTGTTGATGCATTAGACTTAATGGCTAGAATGGCTAGAAAATTAGACGACCAAAATGTACCTGAAGAAGGTAGATGGTTTGTCGCAAGCCCAGACTTCTATGAAGAGCTAGGCAAATCTGGTTCTAAGCTATTGTCAGTTGACTTTAACGCAGGTCAAGGTTCTATTAGAAACGGTTTAGTTTCAAGTGGAAAACTTAGAGGATTTGATATGTACAAATCTAACAATATCGCTGCTACATCAAATGCAAGTGGTAAAGTTATGGCTGGACATATGTCATCCACAGCTACTGCTAATACAATCCTTTCAACAGAAGTTATCAGAGACCCTAGTTCTTTTGGTGACATCGTGAGAGGCCTTCATGTTTACGGAGCGAAAGTTCTTAGACCTGAAGCATTAGTAAGTGCGTTCTACGTTATTGACTAATAACTATTCGGAGGGGTCTTAATTGACTCCTCCACTTTTAAGTAGGAAAAATTATGTACGGTAAAGATAAGAAAAAGAAAATGATGAAAGGCGGAATGGCTAAGAAGAAGTCTATGTATAAAGACGGTGGAATGGCTAAGAAAAGAATTATGTATAAAGATGGTGGGATGGCTAAAGCCAAACCTTGCTAAAATGAAAGGTGTAAAACACTACAAACGAGACGGTACTGAACATAAAGGCGGTACACATAAAATGCCTAATGGACATTTACATTCTAACAAGTCTCACACCAAAACAAGTGTAAGACTTTTTCACTTTAAAGATTTAAGTAAGAAAGCAAAACTAAAAGCTAGAGGCAAGAAGTAATGGCAACAACCTATTTAGAATTAACAAACCAAGCTTTAAGAGAACTTAATGAAATACCATTAACACCTGTTAATTTTGCAGATGCTGTGGGTTTACAACAGTTTGTTAAAGATTCTATTAATAGGTCAATTTTTGATATTGCCAATGCAGAACCTCAGTTACCTTTTTTTAGTGCTGGAGTAAGTGGAAGTACAGACCCTTTTTATGGAAATGTAACTGTGGCTACTGTAGCAGGACAAAGATGGTACAAATTAAAAGCTAACAGTACAGATATAACAACAGATTTTGCTTCAATAGATTGGGAAGATTTTTTTATTACGACAGTAGGTGTATCTGGAGAGTCTTCTCCATTTGTGTCTAAAGGATTAAATTTTATTACTTTAGATGAATGGACTAGATATTATAGAGACCAAGAAAATTTAGATGATGCTGACAGTCAAAAGCATGGTGAACCAAGTAGAGTGTATAGAAGTCCAGATAATAGAAAGTTTGGATTAAGTCCTATACCTGATAAAGCTTATAACATTCACTTTTATGCTTTTGAAAAACCAGTAGCTTTATCAGCTCACGGAGATACAATAGCTTTTCCAGACCAGTATTCAACTGTTATTACTGCTAGAACTAGATATTATGTTTGGCAGTTTAAAGATAGTCCTCAACAAGCAGCTTTTGCTTTGGAAGATTATAAGAAAGGTTTAAAACAAATGAAATCAAATCTTATGAATCCTCAACCTAAATCTATTACTGATGATAGGACTTACTTTTAATGGCAAACTCACAACCATTTACAGTAGCTTGCGAAGGTGGATTAATAAAATCTACAAACTCATTAGCTTTATTAAGAACTCCAGGATTTGCTACAAAGCTTAGAAACTTTGAAGTAGGTACAGAAGGGGGTTATAGACGTGTTAGTGGCTTTACTAGATTTGGTGAAGACAACGCTGTAAATCCTAGCGGCACAGATAAAGTATTAGGATTACAAGTTTATGCAGACGGAGTCATAGCTTGTGCAGGAGATGGAATATTTTTTAGTCAGGATGGAACTAGCTGGCTACAAATAAATAGAACAGGAGTTTCTGCTAGTGGAGATAATTACTCTACATTTACAGGTAGAAGCGTATCAGCTAGAACTAATCAAGGACAATGTACATTTGATATCTTTGAAGGTGCTAGTGATTTTGGTGATGTCTTAATAGTAGACGGAGCTAATAAACCATTCAGATTTAGAATGGAAGGAACAGGAGTTCTAACAAGTAGAACTTTTATAACAGAAGAGATTACAGTAAGTGGAACTGTAGCTCCAAAAGTAGGAACAATACACGACAAACACTTTGTTGTTGCTGGTGATTCTTCTCAAAAGAACGTTATATTCTTTAGTGGAGTCAACGAGATAAACAACTTTAGTGCAGCTACGGCAGGTAATATATCTTTAGAAGATGCTGTAGTTGGAATTAAAAGTTTCCGTAATGAATTATTTATATTTTGTAGAGAAAGTATTCATAAGTTAGTAAATATAAATGATTTAAATACAATAGCTATAGTACCTGTTACAGACAACGTTGGTTGTTTAGATGGACAAAGCATAAAAGAGATTGCTGGTGACTTAATATTTTTAGCACCAGATGGTTTCAGAACAGTTGCTGGTACATCAAGAATTGGTGATATTGAGTTAAGTAGTATTAGTAAACAAATACAGCCTTTAGTTCAAAAGATAGCAAAAGGAATAAATAACTTTACTATTAGTAGTGTAGTTATAGGAGACAGGTCACAATATAGATTATTTTACGTAGATGCAAGTGCAGACACTACATCTAGTTCTAAAGGAATTATAGGAACACTAAGACCAGGTTCTACTTCTAATCCACAAGCAGGATTTCAATGGTCAGAAACATTAGGCATTCAATGTCCAGCTATAACAGCAGGGTTTGATAGCCTAGGACGAGAAAAATATTTTCATGGAGATTTACAAGGTAAAGTTTATCTACATGATGAAGGTAATAGTTTTGATGGCTCAAATGTAATTGCTGAGTACGAAACTCCAAATATTGATTATGGAGACTTAGGAACATTAAAGACTTTACATTTTATAAAAATATCTTTTGGGCCAGAGGGTGAAGTAACTCCAGTATTGAGAGTTAGATATAATTATGATGACCCTAATCATCCTCAACCAGCAGATTTTATATTAGATAGAATACCTCCCCCATCACTATTTGGGGATGCTAAGTTTGGCATTGGAGCAGTTTTTGGTGCTTCAGAAAAACCGTTAGTAAGACAACAACTACAAGGGAGTGGACATAGTAACATGTTCAGAATCAGAAGTGACGATACAAAGTCTCCATATACAGTAAATGGTTTCTTTGTAGATTACGTACCTTCAGGCAGGAGATAAAAAATGGCAGGATATATACGACAAAGCACGTTTTCAGATGGCGATACCATCACAGCAGCAATATTTAATAATGAATATAATGGCTTAGCAAATGCTTTTAGCAATCAAACAGGACATAAGCATGACGGCTCAGCAGCCGAAGGCCCAGTTATAGGCGTTATTGGAGATGCAGGAGTAGTTGCTCCTCTTAATAAAGTATTAATAGATACTACAAATGACCACATTGAGTTTTACATAGATGATTCAAGTAGTTCAGTACAGCAAGCTTATATAGGTAATGGAGTTATCGCACCTGTCACAGATAGCGACATTGACTTAGGTACTAATGCTTTACGTTTTAAAGATGCTTACATAGATACAATAACTACAACAAGTAATGTTTCTGTAGGTGGAAACCTAACTGTTACAGGTACTACTACATTTAATGGAGGAACATTAACATTAGGAGATGCATCATCAGACAATGTTGTTTTTGGTGCAGATGTAGACTCTAGTATTATTCCAGATGATGATGATACATATGATTTAGGTTCAGCCACCCAGGAGTGGAGAAATTTATTTATTGACGGTACTGCTAATATTGATAGTTTAGTATTAGGTAGCGGTGAAACTGTCACAAGTATTCTTGATGAAGACGGATTAACTTCTAATAGTGCTAGTGCTTTAGCGACTCAACAATCTATCAAAGCTTATGTTGATGCTCAAGTAACAGCTCAAGACTTAGACTTTCAAGGTGACTCAGGTGGAGCATTATCTATTGATTTAGATAGTGAAACTCTTGACATAGCTGGTGGTACAGGTATTGACACAACAGGCTCTGGTAATACACTAACAGTTGCTATTGATTCTACTGTAGCCACTTTAACAGGCTCACAAACTTTAACAAACAAAACAATAGATGTAGATAACAATACGTTATCTAATATAGAAGTAGATAATCTTAAGTCTGGAGTTTTAGATACAGACATATCTTCAGTAGCAGGAACAGATACAACACTTGCTTCAGCTAAAGCTATTAAGACTTATGTTGATGCTCAAGTAACAGCTCAAGACTTAGATGCTACTACTGATAGTGGTACAGTTGCAATAGACCTGGATAGTGAAACATTAACTATTGCAGGTGGAGAAGGTATAGATACTTCAGGTTCTGGCAATACAATTACAATCACAGGTGAACTAGCTACAGAAACAAATGCTGGTGTTGCTACTTTTGATGGTACTGACTTTACAGTATCTTCAGGAGATGTAACTTTAAATGCAGAAAGAATACAAGATATTACTGGTGCAATGTTCTCAGGAAATACTGAGACAGGTATTGGAATTACTTATGATGATAGTGATGGAACAATAGATGCAGTAGTTACTTTATCTCCTTTTGATACAGACAATTTATCAGAAGGCTCAAGTAATTTATATTATACAGATGCTAGAGTAAGAAGTCATATCACAGGTTCGGAATTAGATATGGGCGGTAATAAAGTATTATTTGCTAATGTTTATTCTAATGAAGCTGATTTACCAAGTGCATCAACATATCACGGTATGTTTGCACATGTCCATGCAACAGGTAAAGGTTACTTTGCACATGGAGGTGCATGGCATAAATTATTAGATGAAACATCTTCTGATACTGGCGATTTATCAGAAGGTAGTAATTTATATTATACAAATGCAAGAGCAGATGCAAGGATAGCAGCAGCTACAACAGATGACCTTTCAGAAGGTTCAAGTAATTTATACCATACAACAGAAAGAGTACAAGACATAGTAGGTGCTATGGTTGCTTCTAATACTGAAAGTGGTATGAGTGTAACTTATGATGATAGTGATGGTACTCTAGATTTCAATGCAGATGATTTTACAATTACATTAGGTGGAGATTTATCTGGTAATGTAACTATTACAGATTTAGCAAATGGAACATTAGATGCAACTATAGTAGCTAATTCAGTTGCTCTTGGAACAGATACAACAGGAAATTATGTTGATAGTTTAGTTGCAGGGACTGGTGTTACTCTAAGTAATAATTCAGGCGAAGGTGCTACACCTACAGTAGCTATTGGACAAGCAGTAGCAACAAATTCAAATGTAAACTTTGGTTCGGTTACAACTACAGGTAATGCTACCGTAGGAGGAAATTTAGTTGTAAACGGAACTACAACTACTCTTAATACTGCTACATTAGATGTTGAAGATAATAACATAACACTTAACAAAGGTTCAGGAGACACATCAGGTTCAGCAGACGGTGCAGGTCTTACAATTCAAGATGCTGTAAATTCTTCTACAGATGCAACTATAGCCTGGAATGCAACTAATGATAACTTTGTGTTTTCACATGAAGTTGTTGCTCCAAGTTTAGATATAT